TTTAATAATTTGCTTTAATAATGATCTAGTAAGCTTCATTTTATTTCTTCCTTGTTGTAAAATTATTGTATGCAGGCGTTACCTGCGCGGTAGAGCTACCCTTGCAGCAGCGTCTTACTTCTGGTCGATTTTGTTTTCTCATTGTTTAAACTCTCTAGTTTTATTCCGTGGTCTCCGAACACCATATTGAAAATGTAAGAGGTTCCGGAACTTAAGCACCCCAAAAGGAACGCATTTGTTAAATTATAATCAAAACTAAATAGTTCTGTTAAGTCATTAATTCCAAAAAGAAAAACGCCAACCCAGAAGCCTAAGCACATAGGGCACTTAAATAACTCGCCTAAAAGACCGTGGGTTGGGCGAATTAAATTAAATATACTTCCGTAAATTAATATTTGTGTAAGCCCATAGGCACACAGAATAAAATATATTAAAGGCATAGCTCTTTCTTAAACTCTATAAACGCTAGCGATACCATAAGGTTTCGCACCTGGCCGCATCGAGCCCTTCTGGGCGTCATGTCTCTCTTCATCAAATTCTGAGGAGTCTTCCGGGCCGGGTTCTGATAGTCTCTCTTCCTCAGCTTTCTCAAAGGCCTTCTCAAATTCTAAGTACGGCTTCTCTTCTTCTAAGAATTTGCCAATTCCGAAAAGAGCAACTTGTGTAGTGTTATACGTGGTGCTTTCTAATATTTTTGCTTCCATCGAAGAATATACGTTTCCTCCCTGGATTGAGTCCATCGCGACGATTCCCTTCTTGAACAGATAAGAGAACAGGCGGTTTTGTGCTTCATAGACATCATCACCAAGAATATTTTTAGCGAATGTTACAATTTTTTTATTGGAAGGCATCAACACAATATCAATATCTTTGTGATCAAAAATTAAAACGTTACCGTCCAGAGTACGACGGGCATTAAGATCCATTTTTACCGATGCATCGGGCTTATCATGCTCGTCGACTGTAATTCGAATCACTTCTCTTTTAGGTTGTGATATTTTAATGTTAATTGCCATTATGATTGATCTCTTCGGCTAAGTGTTGTATTTTAAGTATCTTGTTGATTAACTTAGAATCGATATTTTTATTTTTGAAGCCATCGATTGTCTCTAACAGTTTTGAAGTCTTTTCTTGTAGATTATTATCATTAATAAAACCGGGCATGCCAATAGAATCTTTAATAGTGCTTCGGAGCCTGCCTATTTCTTCGTTTAAAAACAGCTTAAGTTCCACCCCATTATCTACAAAAGATGTGACATATTTATTTAAAAGGTTTTGTTGTTGTTCCGACAGGTCTTCCGAGTATGCTTCGTTGAATTTATTAATAAAGGTATTGAGCACGAGTTTGTCGGACGGCACTTGGGCTGTGGAGTTTTGCTCTTCTTTCTTAATAGATATATGTTCACAAATTGAATTCTCAAGAATGACCTTCTTCTTTGGAGCCAACTTGGTATTAAAAATTTGATAGAGCGTTGCTAAATTTTTATAGTTCGGTACAAAGTTTGAAAAAGTATCCCCAGACAATTCTTTGTTTACTATGTTTATCAGAGCACTTTGTTCTAAAAAGATCTGCTCTTTGTCTAGGTCTGTGTGTTGATTTTTTGCTTCTAGAACAACCTTTTCAGCTAATTTAGCTTCAATACTCTGGTTATCTAAAACACTTTTATAGATCTCAAGCTCTTTTGAAAGCTCGGTTCCCTTGTGAAAATGCTCTTTTATAATAGAGAGAACTTTCTGCTTTTTTTCTGACTCTTTATTGACAACTGCTTTTGTCATTTCCCTGACCAAGCTTTCAAAAAGGAACGCTGTATTTCTTTTCTTATTATGCTTCAATTTCATTTTTTAGACTCCAGATCTTTAATAAGGGCTTTAATATTTGTGCTTACTTGGAAAATTTTCTCTTCCTCGTCATTATAATTAGGCTCCTGATTTTCAAATAGTCCCTTTGACGTATTTCTTAGAGGCTTAAGTCCTGGGAATTTATAATCTTGTCCAGTCATCGTAGGTACTCCAGACGTTGACAGGTAATTCCTGCGACGGGCTTGCATTTGATTGCCAGATTTTGTTTTGGCGCCGCCGGTCTTTGGCCGATCTGGCATATACCACTTGCCTTTAGACTTATCTGTGATAGAGGCCACATCTACTCCAAAGACATTCTTTTTTGTAACTTTCATAGGGTCGTCTGGGCTATCACGCTTCGCTGGGGATGCAAGGAGAACATCATCGTCGGCCGGTGCTTCTTCCGCACCTCCGAGATCATCGCCTCCGAGATCATCGCCTCCGAGATCATCGCCCCCAAGGGCGCCGAGTTCTTCTCCTCCTCCTAAATCACCTAGGCCACCTCCGGCGCCTAGACCCAAGTCATCGCCTTCTCCCTCTGAAGCTGTGATTTCTTCAATAGCTTTCTCTAGAGAGGCTTCAAACTTCTTATCATAGAACATTTCTCTTTGCGATCGTAAGAACTGCTCCTCAGAAAGGTTAAATAGGTGGTCTGCAACCCAACGCTTGCTGAAATATCCCTCAGTCGCGGTGCTGGCAACTTCAAACTTTGTCCTCCAGTGCTCTAGTTCTTGCAACTCTGCTAACTTAGAAGGATTGTTTAGCTGTAGACTAAACGAGACTAAATCATTTCCTCTGTAGCCTAAAGTAAACAGGTGGATAACTCCAATCTTTTCTATTTCAGCTAAAATTGATCTTTGTAGTCTCTGAATTGTTCTAGCAAACCGTATATCTTTTTGTGCCAAGGTTGTTTTATCTTCTGAACCTTCATCTGATCTGGAAAGATACGAAGCCGGTACCTTTAGCGCCGCGAATAGTTTGTCTCTCAGGTATTTAATATCGTCGATATCACCTGTATAGGAGCCACCAGCCAGCGTTTCTACTCTCGATGATGTGTCCCCCCTGGTCGGGATGAAATAGTCTTCTTCTACGCTCATCGGGTTGTATCGGAGGTCAACGCGGCCAGTGTCGGCATCCACAATTTGGTTACGCTTCATTTGCGTCATAACCTTCTGCATATATTGCTCAACATCTTGCGGATTAATATTGCCTACATCGACATAAAAAACTCGTCGCTCTGGAGAACGAACGATGCGATAGGCCATAACTGCATCTTCCATCAAAGTTAGTTGGCGCCAGATTCTTCTTGCCGGTTCCAGGATAGAGGTGCCATATGGAGCGTATTTATCATTGCCTAAAATTCTAAAATGAGCAATTTGCCAGTTTTCAAAAGTTAGGCCGCCTGAATTCCATTGGTATTGCACGTAGTTAGGGTTAGTTCTGTCCTCGCCCTCTAGTCTTTCGATCTCGTTTTGGGGTAAGCCCATAGCATGCTTGATACCCTGTTCCTCGTCGATGTCTAGGTATAGAAAGAAATCGCCGAACTTGCACATGGACCGGCACCAACCGAAGAGATTAAACTCTAAATTAAGAACATTGTGGTATAAGTTGTGTAATACCGTTTTAATCTCTTCGTTTGCACACTTAATGTGGAGCATCTCTTGCAATCCGCTGCAGGTTGTCATCTCGTCTGCATAAATATCTATAGCAGAAGCAATCTCCGGTGTGTATTCCATTTGATCAAAATCGATATACCGCTCAACACGGCTCTGTGTAGACATGTAGTTCGCCTGCATAGAGTCGTAGGGGTTATATTCTTCTTTCTTGAAAGATTGGCCAGAGGCTGACTTAAACTTCTGATGATCCAGTTGCCTTCGTTGGAATCTGCGCGGCATTTGCCGGCGATAATTTACTATTGGCCCAGATAGAAGCCTTGTTAACTTTCTAAAAAGCTTATTTTCTGGATTTCGGGGATTGTTCTTTTTTTGCTCGGCCATTTTTTATCCTTTTAATAACCACGAGTATTCTTGATAATGTTTTGCAATTTCGCTTTTCTTATTTTCTTTATGCCCAAGCATCCCAGATATTGATGTGTTTATCTTTGATGTGGTTTGTGTCATAGTAGTCAAAAATGCTTTATTGTAAGCCAATTCTCTTTCATTGGCTGTAAATGCGGTGTCTTTTACCCAACACCCAATAGCGAAAGACATTATTAAATCGTCGTTGAATCCTCTCATAGCTTGCGGGCGGCTATTCTGCCACACAAACGTCTTCATCTCATTATATATCCTTTTAGAATATATTTTAACTAGTTTATTTCTAATGAATTCCTCCATTTTAGCAATTATTAGAGGTCTAGTATTTTTTGACATCGTGAACCCTGGTACAGCATTAGAAGTCCTCTCTGCAGTGAGGGGGTCTACATATTCATGAGAAGATTTATACGAATAATATAAGTTTGGGTACAGTGTTTCTTCGAGCTTTGTAAGTACAGTCCAGCCTACTGAATTATTTTCGACCGTTAGCATACAGTTGCCATATTCTTTCCCTGCCTCGCCAATAAAATTAGCAAACACGTCCGGTGTTGCTTTGCCGCGGTACTCTGCAATAATCTCCATCGTCTCAATCTTAAATATATGAAACGCAGAATAGTCTTTTCCGTCGCCTCGGGCAACGTCGGCCGATAAAAGATAAGTAAACTCTGGATTATATTCCTCCCATATCCAAAAGTTCCTATCAAACCCCGTCTTATACTTCGGGTCTCTTAAATTGGCTTCGATAAGTTCCAGATCTTCCGAGTGAAATACTGTTTCGCCAGACATGTTGAAGTTGCATTCAAGCTCCTGTGCAATTTG